AGCCCGACAGGACGGCTGGTTCACTCACCGAATAGACCTCAAGGGAAGGCTGAAGAAAATATAAGCTTGTAACTCCTTAAGGAATCTAAATCCTTAACGTCAATGCCCCTTCGGGGCAAACTCTTTAAGGAATATATTCTTAATTATACAAACCAAAATAGCACTGTCAATAAAATTATGAACTCAGAAATATCAGACCTACTTATGAACTTCGAGATGGGCGAGCTGGACTCACAAGGTACGCTCCGCCTCTTCTCAGAACTTATCCGCACTGGTGCGCTCTCGCACCTGCAAGGGTACTATCAACGCACAGCAATGGATCTTGTCGATGCAGGATACCTAGCAAACAATGGAGACATACTAGCATAATGAAAAACAAAAGAGACAGACACACCAATCTCGACGACCTCATCCAAGGGGGCGACCGAGTCTTTCACTCAGCCTGCATACTGCTTGGCTGTTTACTAGGGGGTAGCATACTGCTACTGATCGCCGCAATCATCACTGAACTAAACTAAATTATGGAAACACTAAAGCTATACACGTACCCTCAAGGGGTAGCAAACAAACTAGGGCAGGACATCTATGTTCAACGCCTTAATGAACTCAACAGGTTCGACGACTGCCTAGTCATTGACCTTGAAGAGGGTGACCAGTACTTCGTGCATCCCAAGGCACTGCCGAGTCGTACACCAGAAGACATCCTTGACTTCATTGAGCGCAAGCGAATCGACATACAGCACAATTCTGATGTAGATTCAAAGGTCACCAGCATTAGCCTGTACTCTTGGGAAAACAGAATCTCGGAAGAGGTAAACACTAACTCCCTTGTTGATGCAGTTAACTACTTGATGGATATGGACGAGCAGGAACTATAAGAGTTGACAGTGCATAGAGTGAGTCATTCAATACTAGGATGGCTCACTTCTATGACTGCACTGATACACTAGATGCCTCCCTTCGGGAAGACATCACCACCGTAGCACAGGCTCGCAAAGTCCGTGCTATTTATCCAAGCGTTACTACTGTACTAGGCATCTGCAAAGATGAATTCCTAGACAGCATCTATAAACCATCTAAGATGGTTGAACTAGGTAGGGACAACCCTTACCTGCACTGGCGGGAGATTGAACGCCTATGCTACGGGATGCGACAGCACCCGACCGATGGGTCACTGATACCATCATCTGAATTTGGCACAGCAGTGCATAAGCGTATCGAAGAATTGATACAGGCTCAGATCCACGGCTATGAACTGGGCGAGTGCCCTTACAATGAATGGGCAGTGCCCTTCCTTGAGTGGATCGAAGAGGCACAGGCAAAGCCACTGGCTACTGAGTGCATCGTCGCCGACCGACTGATCAAGATAGCAGGAAGCGTAGACTTTATTGGCTACGACTACGAAGGTAAGCTTTTTCTGGCGGACTACAAGTGCCGCACCAATACCAAGGGTAAGGCTAAGGTATACGACAAGGACTGCGAGCAGTTAGCTATCGAAGCTTTCATTATACAAAAGGAATACAAGTTGGAATACACCCCAGAGTGCAGGTCAGTAGTCATTGACTGCGACACCAAGAAGCACTGGCATCACGTGTGGAGTACAGACGACGTGAAGAAGGGGATCACCAACGCCAAGCTTATGGCTAAACTTTACTGGAACAAGAGGATGCAGAAGTGAAAGACCTCTACCCGATAGACTGGACAGAGCAGGGGCACTACCTTCGGAGCGATGCCATACAACTCGACGGCTGTGACTCAGCCGTTGTAGGTATAACCGAATCGGGTGAACTCTGTTATAGTTATGAACTCCTAGTGGACGTGTTCGTTGCACGGGACGAGATGACCTACGACGAGGCAGTCGAGTGGGTCGAGTACAACATCGTATCCTTACTGGGGTATGCTAAGTTTACTCTCATCTACACCGACCTGTGATTTTTGAGATAAGGTATAAGAATGCCAGTATGCCAGAAGGTTACATAGGCAAGTGCATCAAGCACGCTCACACCAAGGAGCAGGCACTCAAATACTTCGCACCTAAGAAGCCCGACAAGCAGGGCTGGACTAGGACAAAGCATAAAGCACAAGTACAAATCCTAAGCGTAAATGAAATACCTACCGAGTAGTAAACTTAAAGAGTGGAGACAACAGAACCTCCCGAAGGTGTGCCCGATCTTCAAGTGCGTCCTCAATGATTCAGTGGTCGATCACTGCCACGACACTGGAATGATAAGGGGCGTGCTACACAGGCAGAGCAACGCTTGGGCTGGCAAAATTGAGAACTCTTGGAAAAGGTTCGGCAGAAACAATTCAAAAGCTACCCTGCCAGAGGCACTGCGTGCCCTAGCAGACTACTTAGAGAATGCTAGGACGAACGTAATGCATCCAGTCGGATTGACACAGAAATGCAAACGCTTTAAAAGACTTCCAAAGGATACGCAGTTGAAGATATTATTTGAAATGAAATGCGAACAACACGATATTAACTCTTGCAAAAATGCAGGTGATCGCACAGTATTATTTCGCACTGCTTTTATAGGGCAATGCACATAACCAGTAACACACAAAAAACTATGGAACAAAAAACAATTACAGTTAATGGAGTTGAGATCATTGCTCACGCAGACGGGAGCATCACTAAACCATATTACAAGAAAGTCAAGAGAACATTCGGAGGAAGAAACACATTTTGCAGAAACAGGATGGAGGTATGGGTCGGTGATAAAAATTACAGCGTTCACAGAATTATAGCCGCCGCCTTCCTAGAGGAATTTAACAAATTTCCTGCCGTTGATCACATTGATGGTGATCCTAGCAATAATCGGATTGATAATTTACGGATGGTAACTAATAGAAAAAATCATCAAGCATTTAAAAAAAAGATAAAGGGCTGCTCGTCTCAATTTCGAGGGGTACACTGGGACAAGGTAAGGAAAAAATGGGTAGCTTCCTGTAAGGCTAAAGGGATATCCAAGAATATCGGGCACTTCCATAATGAAAAAGACGCAGCAATCGCTAGAGATTCCTATGCATTTTCACAGGGCTTTCATCTTGAGGGCTTGAACTTCCCAGAAAACTATTCTGAACTAACCAATAACCAATAAAACATATGAACATACTACAAGAAATACAGTCGGAGCTGAAAGCTCCTAAGGGTCAAAGGAATAACTTTGGCAACTACTCATACCGCTCTGCCGAGGATATCCTCACTGCAGTCAAGCCACTACTAAAGAAGCACGGAGCGGCAATCATATTGACTGATGCACTGCAGGCACTTGAAGGACGCATCTTCGTTAAGGCTACAGCTGTACTGCATCACGATGGCGGTACACCTTTTACTTCTGACGGGTTCGCTGAGCACGCAGTCACAAAGAAGGGGATGGATCAAGCACAGATCACTGGCTCGGCTTCCTCCTATGCACGCAAGTATGCACTCAACGGACTTCTTTGCATCGACGACACCAAAGACCCCGATGCAACAAACACTCACGGGAAGGGCGAACCTTCCTACAAAAAGAAAACACAAACCCTGGATGGGTTAATATAATGGATAAGCAATACGACAACAACAACAGCGGTGCACTCTTCCCTAACAACCGTAAGGAGAAGGAGACTCACCCTGACTTGAATGGCTCTTGCGAAATTGAAGGCAAGGAGTTCTGGTTCAAGGCGTGGAAGAAGACCAGCAAGAATGGACTGCCATTCCTGTCGGTATCATTCGACCCCAAGGAGGCGGCGCCAGTAGTATCATCTGGAGTTGCCCCTACCAATGATGACCCTATCGACTTCTAATATATGGAGTTTGATAAGCAATGGTGGGAGGAATTCCGCCGTAACGAGGTTGATGAAATACTCAGCTTCACTGCTAAAAAGAACAGTGACTACACGGGCGGCCAAGATAACGGCAACCCCTTTGCGAACTTCGATGAAAGCTCGGAGTTCGGTGTAGAACCCCTCACTGGTCTATGCGTACGGATGGCTGACAAGTTCCAGAGGGCGAAGGCCTACTGCAGGGACGGCAAACTATCCGTAAGCACCAAGGGTGACCAGACAGCTGATATCTTTAGAGATCTAATCGGCTACTCACTGGTTGCCTTAGGTATGCTTGAGAGACAATCTCAAGAACGCCAACCATAACTACACCCTAACCGCCAGCTGGAGTCCTACCCTCCAGTTGGCTTTAGGATTTTTAAACTATGAAAAACTATGACGAACTTAATAGAAGCAGACACAGAACTACCTAATAATTTATCAGCAGAGCAGGCCTTGATTGCCTGCTGCTTACTCGGAGATAACTCTGACGCATACGACAGTATCTCTAGCCTAGTACAGGCCGATGACTTCTATGCATTGCGGCACCAACTAGCATACCAAGCTATTGCAGACCTAGCAGGATCAGGAGAACCAATTGATGAAATCAATTTAGTTGAACGCCTCAAGGTCAACAACTGCATCGACGAGGTCGGAGGTGTAGTAGGAGTAATGGCACTGGCCGATGGAGCTGACACACCCTTCAGGATCCGCAACTACGCAAGCATCGTAAAGGAGAAGAGCAACCTCCGCAAGATGCACCGTGCCTATAGGATGGCCGCTGAACGTGCCGCTTCTGAGCAACTGGACTCGTCCGAGATCCAAGGCGAGGTTGATACTGTACTTAACCTATGCAGTAGCAACCAATCCGATATCGAAAAGATATCTCATTCCGTTAGCTTACTAAAGGAAGAGTTCAAGCAGATGCAGGAGGGCACATACGTCAAGGACGTAGTCAAGACGCACATCAAGCACCTAGATGAGAAGCTCGGGATGGGCGGCATCGGTGCAGGTGAAGTCTGCATTGTCGCTGCACCTACCTCTTGTGGTAAGTCCGCCGTGGCTATTAACATTGCACTGCGTGCAAGCAAAGTTGATTCTGTACCTTCCGCTATCTTTTCTTTTGAGATGCCTCAGAAGCAGATTGCTAGACGTATGCTGCAGACCCTAAGTGGGGTCAACCTCCGCCAAGTCGAAGAGAACGTAGCTACACCTGCAAAGCTCAAGTCCGTGCACGCAGCAACCGAGTTGCTTGATGGACTGCCAATCTATACTGTGCACAGCGTCAAGGGTGCAGATGATTTGAGAAGTCAGATCAGGCTACTGGTCCGTACGCACGGGGTAAAGCTGGTGGTCATTGACTACCTGCAGTTAATCCCATTCGGGAAGAGCGTAGGTAAGACCGAGGGTATATCAAACATCTCTCACAAGATTAAGCAGATAGCAGTAGAGCTAGGCATCGGTATACTACTACTAGCGCAGGTCAACCGAGAGGGTGCCAAGCGTGAAAGCGGCCTGTCTCTTTATGATCTAAAGGATTCTGGTGACATCGAGAATGACGCAGACGCAGTCGTACTTATGTGGCCAGAAGGAGGGGACGTTGAGTCCGCTAAGAAGTTCGATTCAGTCGGACCATACACTGAGTTGCAATACTCAGTTGCTAAAAATCGAGAAGGCGAACGTGACGTTCGTGGAATCTTCAAACTATATCACTGCGTAGGAAT